GGATTACTATACTGTTCTGAATTATCATTGAATGAATCACCACTGAGATTTATCAGATCAGATCCTTCTGGAAAGAATTTATGAGCAAAATCTGGAGTTAAATTATCTGTGGGGATTATATTTGTATCCATCCACAGAAGCCAACCACCTTCCTCTGTAGTTTCTGCTATTGAAAAGGCTTCTTCCGTGAGAGCAAAAACCTTTGGAGATGTAAGCAGTGCATCTACTTTCCAACTGTATGGAATGGTATCATTTTCAGTTCCGTCATGAAATTTCATACTGGATTTGTATTCATTAAACTCCTCTATTTCCTCCAAATTTTTATAAGTTATACAATCCGGTAAGTCATATGCTGTAATATCACAATCAAAATAATAAGCTGTCAAATGTATGTCTGGATGCCAGAATTTTTCCACTCTTTGCAACATTTGATATGCATGATCATTAAGAGAGTTTTCATTGAACGCTGTTACTACATTTAATTTAGTCATTAATCTTTTACCCTTATTAGATAATCTACTTCACCGTCTACCATACCATTAGCCTGTAACCATCTGGCATCATTGGTCCATTCAACTGCATACTTTGCATCTACCTTTCCTCTACACTGCCAACTCTCAAACCAAGGACCACCTGTGGTGAAGTGAACATTTTTAGCCTCAAGTTTAGTGTCGGAATGTCCATCCAACCAATTCCATTCCTCTGGTATTTTTCCTATGTCAGCTTCCTTGTCAGGCAACCATTCAAAACCATGTAGCCATCTACCTGATCTGGTATTGATATCGTCTACGGTAAGAGCTTTATGTGCATCATGAGCACAATTAAACATCATCAAACTTGACCAGTTCTTCCTATGGTATGGTTCCTGTATTTTATTATTCATCTTGCTCTTGTCTGTCGGTTCATAATCATGATGGACACACCAGAGAGGATAGTAATTCATGTCACATAATTCAAACAAGTCCGTTACATCTGTTCTCATGTACATGTCACTGTCCATGAAAAGAGCCTTACCCTCAAACATATTTAGAAAGGGTACGAGAAATCTGGTAAAGGAAAACTCAGTGGAAAATGGACGGCCATCTATAGTGTCATAGTCTTGACCGTCCATCGTCGTATGTTCTCTACGATACAGTCCCATTCGTTTAACTACATCCCTTTTGATAGGTACTACTCTCACTGGTTTGGATGCAATACGTTCCAGTGAAAACTTTAATACTTGATAGGCCATATCCTCTTTGGGATCGTAGCCAATATAGACTGTATTCATAAAGTCTCCTTAGTTGATTGTTATTAACTTTGGTCTTTGCTCTTCAGGAATATCTTGCTTTAAATTAATGTGAAGAACTCCATCAGTTAGTTCAGCCCCTTCGACTTCAATTGTGTCGTTGAGTATAAACTTCCTTTGGAATGCTCGTCTAGCAATTCCCTTATGAACATAGTCAGAGTTATCATGTCTACCATTTAGATCTCCCTCTATGGTTAAGTTATTTTCTTTAACCTCAACTTTGATCTCATCCTTGGTGAAACCTGCAAGAGCCATCTCTATGCAGTACATGTCTTCACCAGACTTGACGATATCATAGGGAGGATACCCACCGACATCACCAGCCGTGTAGTTTAATACATTGTCCAGAAGTCTGTCATAACCTATAGCAAATCTGGGCCAAGTATCATAATTAAAAGTAATCATATCATTTCTCCTTTGTTTGGAACCCATTATGGCGTTCCAAGTATATTGTCTCACATAAATAGCTCTGTGTCAAGAACTTTTTAAACGCCTGTTACCCGATTTCTGCACGCCACACTTTACCAGCAGTGGTCGGGAGACACAGGCAAGCCTTATGTTAGATCCACAAGTTCACAGACACCTCCAGTGCAGGCAAGCTCCTGTGATCCTGTAGTATTGTCTTCCTTTTCAAAGTCCTTCAACTGGGACCAATCAATTGCCTTCTTAGGCATGGTCTTGTTAACTCTGGCATATTCTTCTTTTGATATCTCCTGATAGGGAGCTTGTTTGTAAGTATGATCTGAATAGGGCAGGAAGGATACTCCTGATAGATAATCGAAGTTCTTCCAGCACCAAGCTCCTACTTCCACCCATTCATTTTCCTTAACGGATACGGTGACGCTTGGCTTATGTTCACACCAATGTTCGGCATAGGTCTTCCATATCTCAAGTTGCTGTATAGCATTCAGATCATTCCTAAATTTGGAATCGGTATTTGCTTTAATAGGAAAGGAAAAGACCGTCGTATGTTCTGGACTCATAAGATCAGGCTCGTTGGGAATGCCATGTTCTTTCATGAAGATAGTAATAGGATCTTTAACGTCTGCTCTGACGGTACGAATATAATAAGGGGCATGTCTCGTATGTATTCCACTGGCACTATCAACTAGCTGAGATACAGTTCCTGAAGGTTTAACACAGGTAATGGCAGTTGCTTGATTAATTCCTAGCTTCTCACTCCATTTCTTATTGGTCGTAACAGCTACGTTGCGAAGGTAATTTAGTGTATCAGCTAGGTAGGTAATTTTTGCAGAATAATCAAGACGAAGAGGAGAGAAGTTCAGGAGTTTACAGTCCATTATCCCGGTAAGAGACACACCAAGCAGTCTTTCTTCTGCCGTATTGTCCAACCATCTCTTTCTTAGGTATCCAAAGTTGGTCAGGGTGGATTGAATAGTACCAAGTAGAGTAGCCACACGTACTTTACGTGCCAGAATATTCTTATCATCTTGTGCTCTGCATACAACCTCAGTCAAGTTACAGAATTGATTAGGTCGTAGGATAATCTCTGAACAGGGATTGGTTCCAAAGTTAATGTCGGATATCCTGCGTCCATTCTGTGCTGCCTTTTCTTGTGCAGACCTACGATTAAAGATACCACGTTCACCCGACTTGCTTTCGTATAGGGACTGCCACTCATTCATAAAGATACCAGTATCAGGACGATCTGTATAAACAGCAGAGTTATTAGCCAAGGCTCTTTCTGGATTGGTAAAGGACCATGCACCAGACTTAGCCATTCTCATACGATCATCTGACAGGTTGGACAAAGATATTAAAGCTGATCTACGTACACCACCTACAACCACGACCTCGCCAATCTTACAGACAATATCATGGCATTCAAGTGAAGACAGTTTCCTGCCTCTGGCTTCCTCAAACTTACGTATGGTGAAATCAAACAAATCCACCAATGGTTGTGGTCCACTGGCTCTACCACCAAAGGTCTTTAACCTTGATCCAGCAGGACGTACTTTACTTACGTCTATCTTGGGAATACGATTGGTATATAGATAGGATATTAGATCTTTAAATGCTCTGGCCCATCCCTCTTTGGAATCGGCTATACTTATTACGTCATCTGTTCTTTCAAACTCTACGTCTGGTATGGTGGGAAGGTCATTAATGTACTGTCTTTCCACGGAGAACCCAACGCCTGTCCCATTCATAAGGATGTAAAGTATTTCATCAAAGGACTTTGGATTGTCCACTGGTATGTAAGAGCAATTATATCCAGCTATGTTCTCCCGTTCCAAGGCTGGTCCAGCAGTCATCAGCGATCTCATGCTGGGCATTACATCAAGAGATAAGATGGAGTTTCTAATTGTGTTCCAATCCTTATCATCAAGCTGATCTTTAACTCCAAGATTATTTTCCACATGGTTGCGGAAGAATACTATTAATCTGTTGACAGTCTCATCCCATGTTTCTCTACGTCCCTCTTCTTCCAACCATCGGGAGTAGCGGGACAAGTATATAAAAGATTGGTATTCAGTCGGCAGGTTCATCCATTTTCTCCCCATATTTGAGTTCCAAAATCATTTTGCCATAATGAATAAGTTTCTTAATGTCTCTTGCACCTTCACCTTTGGTACGATGACGGGTCACATACTTTACTATACTCCCTTCAAAGAAGTCAAGTTCATTCGCATAAATATATTCAATTGGTTGAATTTGCAGCTTCTTATAATGATCTCCACCTACTTGATAGTCTCGTGCTGACATTTAATTGTTCTCCCTATATCTATCTCTCCGATAAGATCTGATAGATCCTATATTTAAAGTCCGTTTTCTTCTCTGAGTTGATAACGTCATAGGCAAATCCTCTCACGATTGTTGGTTCTATTCCCGCACTATCACAGATAAATTCAAAGTTATCACATGTTACACCCACGCTACAGAAGAACCACGCAGTAGCTCTGTCCTTTGTAATCCTACTTGCCACATTCGTAGCGTCCAGTAGAGCCTGAAGAATCACAGCCATGTATAACCGTCGCTCTGGTTCTTCATGATCGAACTGAACGATGGGATCAACAAATACATTCTTAGGTTTCTTTGGCCTTAGCATTCTTCTTTCTTTTCTTTGCGGCTATTCCTTTTTTCGTAGCCTCAGATGTTTTCCTTCTCTCTTCAGGATCTTCATATCTTTTCTTTACAGACTCAGACAGTTTCCTTCTCTCTTCAGGATCTTCATATCTTTTCTTGTTAGCCTCAGATGTTTTCCTTCTCTCTTCAGGATCTTCAAATCTTTTCTTTTGAGACTCAGACAGTTTCCTTCTCTCTTCAGGATCTTCATATCTTTTCTTTTGAGACTCAGACAGTTTCCTTCTCTCTTCAGGATCTTCATATCTTTTCGTTACCACCTCCGACATTTTCTTTCTCCATTCAGGATCTTGAAAACTTTCCACAGGACGATAGAACTTACCACCTATTCGTGAGTTATAGTAGGCATGTTCCTCTGAGCCTTCCAGAGTAGCGGAAAGAACATTGTGTTTCATCTGATAGTAGAGTTCGTAGTACCTAAGACTACGCTTATTCTTATACTCAGCTATGACCTCAAACTTAAAATGCTTCTTACCTGTCTTCTCAATGTCCTCATTCAACAACTTGGAAGAACCAGTATATGTTCTCCAATCAGACTCTTTCTCTCTTAGACGGGTGTAAAATAGATATTGTTTACATCCAATGTATGCCTTACCATTGCGAAGGTTGGTAATGATATATACGAATCCAAACTTATCTAAGTTCGGAACGAACTCTCTATCGCTACCAACCCTCAACCAATGGTGATCTACCAATCTCTAATCTCTGGTATATCAGGTGTCTTCGACACATGCGTAAGATATCTATATCTTTGTGCATAGTTAAAGACACGTAGCCCGTGTCCACCGTTCGTGTCCTTCCAGCACTCCTTCTTATGAGCACAGTAGATACAGGACGTACCCAATCTACGATTACCGGACACCCCATCAGCCACATCACTGTAGCA